GTTGGTGCGTTCTCGTAGATAGAACTGTCACCATATTCTTTATGGTCTTTGTATCCAACCATACGACCTTTCGTATTTTGGATCGCTCCCATCATAGCAATGATCAGGAAGATTGCAGGTGGTCCAATAATAAGAGCACCACCAATCACATAGTATGTGAGGACTTCAAGTAGAGAGGGTTCCATTATTTAAAATCCGAACGCGCCAAAGAAAAATACGCTGCCACTGAAAGCATAAGAGACAACAGCAGCAACAAATCCAACCATAGCAGTCCTTCCATTTAATTTCTCTGCTTTTTCTGCGTATGACTCAAGACCATAACGCTCTTCGTCAGTCTTCGAAACATACATTCTTGGTTCGGTAGCATACATGTTTGTACGTCCACCATCTTCAGTTGTTACAGTCATGTTACGTTCCGTAATGTTTCTTTACATATTATATATGAACGATTGATCTTTGTCAAGTGATTTGAAATATTAAGATTTGAAATGGCATAAAAAAGGACCCCTAATGGGTCCTTGATTTGGTCTAACATGCACGCCACTTGCTTTTAAGGAGTCATAAGCAAGAAACCTTTTGTCTATGAGCGACTGTCATCCAGTCAAAAAACCATCTAGTTTAAAGTCTATTGGGAAAGACTATCCGAAGGTGATTACATCATTTCCCTGACCAAAACCTCCAAGTCCAACATCAACAGGTTGTGCTGCTTGAATATTGTAATCAGGATCATAATTTTCCATCACCCGATCGATTCCATCAAGACTAAAAGAAAACTTAGATTCTTCGGGAAGTTGACGTTCAATTGATTTCATTCCCTGATAGTGTCGCCAGATTTCCATCTGAAGACCAGGATCAATGTCGTTCTCCATAGCATCTTTGACGCATGTTTCTAGTGCTTTAATTGCTTTTTGATAGGAACTCATGGTTTTACTCTGTCGCGAACGTAACATGGAACACCTGCAGGGTCTAACCATTTGGTGTATTCAAAGTCTTCCATAGCAAGACTGATTTGCATACCATTGTCACAGAGATACATGTCTTTGTAACGCTTGGTCCACTCATCAAACTTTTGGATTCGGTAGTCGGGGAACCCGTTGTCGAGATCCCCAACAGAGACATACCGATATGGTGAACGTTCAAGAAGAACTTTAGGGAGATTTTTCACAGGGTTCATAATAAAATAGGTCTGATTCAAGTTTAGTTAGGAGGATATCATAATCCTCATCTACATCACCATAGAAATCAACTCCTTTCTCCTCATAGTGTTTTACAACTTGATTATAAATGATAGGATACTCGGTGTCAAGAACTACATGACGATCAATTGCCTCATAAAGAATGTTAATATGAGGTGAAAAGCGTTGTGCTGTAGTCATATACTTTCCTCTTAATGGACCGTATGCCCTATAAGGGCAACGGGTCAGGCAGGAATCGAACCTGCGACCAACGCATTAGAAGTGCGATGCTCTATCCGCTGAGCTACTGACCCAAGCGGTAGTCTTTTGGTTCTCAGGTTCTTCCTCTTCAAGTTCAGCAAACTGATGCAATTGATCAATAAAGAGATCAATCATTGCATTTTGTGCGTCTTCTGATTCATAGAAATCCATGTTCATAGGAGAACTCATTTGACTACCTCGTAATTATAGCAGACTGCTCAACGAGCGTCAACCATCCTCTGTGCCAGTTTTGAAATAGTCTTTTCGCATGTACCTACCCAGGATGTTTGAGTTGTAAAACGCTGGTGTGCCATCGTCAAATGCCTCCGTAAGTACATTGTTTAGAAATAATTGTCGGGTCTCTTCAAAGTTTGTGAGTCCCTTGGTTTTATGTAGGCTGATTATATCCCGCCGATAGGCAAGATTCCCGAGCCGTTTCCGCTCTGCAGATAATTCAGCACTGCTTCCGTAGTATTTTTTCCAGTCACTCTCAGACTTGACCCGTCTACCTCCAGTTCTAGGCTTTCGTAATTGGTTAAAGTATTTTCTTCCGATGTATCTCTTTCCAGTGAGGCAATTTGTAATGCAATAGACAAAACCATAATGGTCGTCAATATTCTCAGATAAAAAAGGTTGTCCATCATAAATCCAGGGGTTTTCATACTCTTTTTCATCAGTCAGTTTCTCCGTCGTCATCGTATGTGTGTACTCGTCTCACATTCTCACTATCTAGGTAAGAATCTGTGTCTGAGTAAACTTCTGCTTTCAGTTCGCTAAGAGCAATTTCAAGGTCGTGTATTAGAACTTTTAAATTTTCTTTATTCATACTCGATATTCTTGTAAAACTTTTAGGACTTCATTATATGCATGATGAGCACCGTCATACCATTGACCCGTTTTACCTGTATCATCCTCCATTTCATATAACTCAGACTTTAGTTTGTAAAGACGGGCTTCCATATCAATCTTAAGCATTTGTGATCTAGGCATTAAATTTTCTCTTGTAGTGATGTCCAATCTTTATCAAACTGTTCTAACCCACTATCAGTAAGAACATGATTGTACATTTTGTAAAATACTGGTACAGGCAAGGTGCAAATATTAGCACCATACAGGAAGCATCGGGAGACGTGATGTACATCTCTTAACGATGCAGCAAGGATCTGCGTCTCAACACGATGAGTAGCATACACACCAGCAATGGCACGTACAACTTCCACACCACTTATACTATTGTCATTACATCTTCCTACAAAGGGTGACACATATGTTGCACCTGCCTTAGCAGCAAGGATTGCTTGTGCAGTAGAGAAGATGAGAGTTACATTTACATCAATTTCATTATCAGAAAGAACCTTACATGCTTTAAGACCTTCTAATGTGCATGGAACTTTGATTGTAATGTTGGGACCAATGTCGATGTACTGCTGTGCCATGTCAAGCATCTCTTCAGAAGTATTACCTACTACCTCTGCAGAAATAGAAGAGTTCCAAGGAAAGATTTTAGAGATTTCCTTGATAACTTCTTTTGGGTCTTGACCTGCCTTTAGCATTAGACTGGGGTTTGTTGTAACACCGTCTATTAATCCAGTCGCAAAAGCGTTGGCAATTTGATCGACATCAGAGCAGTCTAGAAATAATTTCATGACATCTCCTTTGCTATATTGTCAGTATTTATTATACCAAAAAAGCACCCCTAAAGGTGCTTTGTGTTTGTATTCAAATAATAAATTATTTGATGTAAGTTTTACCACGGTAGCAGAAAGTCCCGTGAGACTCTTTGCTATCTACACAACGGGTAGAATACTCAACACCACGATATGTGGTCATAGCAATCTGTGCGTCGTGTAAAGCAGATACTTTATTGATCTGCTTCTTGATGATGTTTAGTGTGTTCATGAGGTTACTCCTGAAGATAGGGTGGTTTATTCCCCCGTTCCTTCAGTCGTGTGCGTCCCATGGATAGCATTCAGGTGTTGACTCCTTCATGACCTCAATCAATTCTACCTTGAAAGCATCTGGGATGTTCTCATTTGCTTTCATCCGAAACATAATCGCATCGGCTTGTTGGCAGGTGAGTGATGAATAGAATAATATTTCTAGCATGGGATGAACGGCTCCGTTCCGCGACTTACTTGCGTCCCCGAAGGGATGAACGTAAATTGTGATGGATTCATCACAATACTATTTATAGCATAGATCATTTTATCTGGTAGTTCAGGATGATACATTTTTGTTTTTGTTTAGGTATCGATCACTATTAGTGTCTGTAATGAGAGTCATACCACTTTTAATAAAGTCTTCACCCTTGTCAACACTATGACGGGTGTTACGTTCTTCAGGGGTTTCTACTGTTTGCCAACTACCACCAACACCACCATCCATATTGACAATGATGTCATCACTTTGTTGCTGTGCTTTTTTCTTTTCCATTAACCAAAGTTCTTCTGCGAAAGGGTTTGTTGGTTGGTCTGCTTTATCTAAAAGATCATCCCAACCGTGTTCTGCTGCATCAATTATAGCATCTCTATAGAGAGAATCCTGCGAAGGAGTCGGATTTGACATCTTGTTTGATTCCGCCGATGACATAACTCTCAATCTCCGTTTCTTGTGGTGCATTTTGCTGGCCTTTACTATTTAACCAGTGCTCTGTCCAAGGTAACGGATTGTTTTTAGCAGGAATATCAAACATAGGTTTGATACCGATTGCTTTCATACGACGATTAGCAATCCACTCCACATAGTTATGAAGCAAACGCTCATTCAGACCAATCATAGATCCATTCTTGAACAGATACTCTGCCCAAGTTTTTTCTTCGTCCACTGCACGTTGGAACATACTCATTACCCATGATTGTTCCTCTCTAGCAATGACTTCCATCTCTGGATCATCACCACCTTTCCACTTGTTCAAAATATTCTGAGTAAGTACAAGATGCTGTGACTCATCACGAGCAATCAATGAAAGAATCTTTGCACTACCTTCCATGAGTTTGTTCTCACCGAAAGCAAATGAACATGCAAAGGATGTATAAAAACGAATGCCCTCTAGGATATTTACATTAGCAACTGCACGATACAGTTTACGTTTCAGTTCGACCCTATCAAACTTTCCTGCATAGTGACCCTCCTTTGCCAACTCCCACATAGTACTTGTGTCATACTGATGGGCATGATTAATAAAGTCATCATAAGATTGCGTGACCGAAGAGGCACGATCAAGAATCTTTTCATCATCTAAGATAGTGTCAAACACTTCTGTAGGATCTGAATAAACATTCTTAATGATGTAAGTATAGGAGCGACTATGAATCATCTCCATAAACTCCCACACAGTCATTGCAGACTCAAGTTCGGGTAAACTGCAGTAAGGTATAAAAGCCATCCCAGGACCACGCCCTTGTACGCTATCCAGCATGATCTGGTATTTAAGGTTACTAGTGAAGATATGCTTCTGCTCTTCCGATAAAGTCTGGTAATCTGCACGATCTTTTTGCAAGGATACTTCTTCTGGTCTCCAAAAATAACCCAGTTGTTGCTGAGTTAGTTTATCAAACACGGGATATTTGAAGTTGTCATACCTCTGAACTCCCAGAGGTTGACCAAAAAACATTGGTTGTTTAGTCGTGTCTACTTTACGGTTGTTGAATACGGTCATTCCTTGTAGTTCAGATTTTGCAGGACTCACAGTCTTCCTCCTCGGATTCTAGCAGTTCGTTTATTAAATTGTCAACGTTTTCAATCGATGGTTCTTCATCACCATCTTTCTTAGCATCATATGTGTTCTGATAGTAAGATGTTTTCCATCCATACTTGTAGGTGGTAAGGAGATCCTTTGCCATTACTGACACAGGCACTTCATTATCGGGATACATCTCTGGATTGTAACTCCAGTTGCCACTGATTGCTTGATCAAAGAACTTTTGAATCACAGCAGCAACTTTAATGTATCCATCATTATTAGGCATATCCCATAGCAGAGTGTAGTTGTTCTTCAGGGTAGTGTACTGGGGAACAATCTGCTTAAGAGGTCCTTTTTTGGACTTCTTAATGGACAAGTATGCTCTAGGAGGTTCGATTCCATTGGTCGCGTTTGACACAACGGAACTGCTCTCCGAAGGCATTTGTGCGGACAGTGTTGAGTTCCTAAGACCATACTCTTGGATCCTACCTCTAAGAAATTCCCAATCGCAAGAAAGATCATTTGGTACAATCTCATCAACTTCGTTCTTATATGTATCAATAGGAAGAATTCCATCTGCGTATTTTGTTTTACCGAAATAACCGCAAGGACCCTTCTCCATTGAGAGACGATTTGATGCTGATAAAAGAGCATACTGAAATCTTTCAGTAAGTTTATGTACTAGGTCATGTGCCTTATTACTATCATACGATGTCTCATGTCTGGCTAAGTAATGAGCAAGACCGATATACCCAACGCCCAAAGAACGGCGGTTAATGGTGCTCTGCTTTGCTGCCTCAACAGGGTACTCCTGATAATCAATCAGAGCATCCAGACCCCTCACAGCGAGGTCACAGAGATCATCTAGTTCATCTAGGTTCTTCAGTTTACCAATGTTGATAGCAGACAAAATACACAAAGCAATTTCACCTTGTCCATCGATGTGTTGGATAGGATCTGTAGGTAGAGTGATCTCTTGACAAAGATTACTCATGTAAACTTTGTCCTTGAAAGAGGAATGATCATTGCAGTGGTCAATATTCATGATATACAAACGACCAGTCTCTGCTCTCTCTTTGAGAATACTTAGAAAGAGTTCCTGTGCCCCGATAGTTTTTCTTGGAGTAAACTCATCTCGTTCATAACGCTCATAGAGATCGTCAAAGTGAGGAAGCCCAAAAGCATCATACAGACCTGGTACGTCATGCGGTGAGAAGAGGCTAATCTCTCCATTCTTAATGAAACGTTCGTAGAAAAGTTTTGAAATTTGGATTGAGTAGTCAAGTTTCCTCACTCGGTTGTCTTCTGTACCCTTATTGTTCTTGAGAACTAGGATGTCTTCTATTTCTTGGTGCCAGATAGGAAAGTGAACTGTAGCAGAACCACCTCGGATACCGTTTTGTGTACAACATCTGACAGTGCTTTCAAACTTTTTAAGGAAGGGGATAACGCCTGTATGTTGTACCTCTCCGTCTCTGATTTTAGCGTTGATGCCACGGATTCTACCTGCGTTGATACCGATACCAGCACGTTGTGCGACGTATTTACCAATAGCCATATCACTGCTAAAGATACTATCGAGGGTGTCATCAACATCAACGAGAACACAAGATGCAAATTGACGCAATGGGGTTCGGACCCCTGCCATGACTGGTGTTGGGATGTTGATTCGGTGTTTTGAGATTGCGTCGTAGTATTTTTTGACATACTCTAACCTATAAAATTTATCATCATCCTGGAATAATGTAGCAGCAATCATCATATACATGAATTGCGGCGTCTCGTATACCTCTCCAGAGCTACGGTCTTGTACTAAGTATTTATCTACAACCTGGCGAATGCCAGCATAGGTAAATAGCATATCACGACCATGATCCATATAAGAAGACATCTTATCCCACTCTTCATCGGTATACTTCTTCAGGATAGAAGAATCATATACACCACGAGAGACACACTTCTCCACATGCTCCTTTAAAGGAGGATGTCCATCAGGGTGACCATTATATACTGCTTTCCTTAGAGAGAATAGAAGCAAACGTGCTGCAACAAATTGATAGTTTGGTGCTTCTAAACTGATAAGATCGTTGGCAGAACGAATAAGAATCTCCTGGATATCAGAAGTCTTGATGCCATCAAAGAATTGAAGATTGGCATTCATCTCCACCTGACTCTCAGAGACTCCTGCAAGACCATTACAAGCGTGTTCAACCATCACATGGATCTTATCCAGGTTAAGTGGAGTTCTCTCTCCTTCACGTTTAATAACATGAATTTCTTTCATACCTTTTTCCATTCGCTAAGTTTAATCTGGGCTTCTAAACCGCTGTAAGTATTGAATTCTACCAGAGATTGAACGTCATGTCCAGCGATAAACATATCATTCAAATCTTTCTCTTGTAAATTATCAGGCCAAATAACAATCTCGTATCCTTTGTCAATAGAGTTCTTCATTCTATTGACGATTTCTTTATTGCGTCGTTCATTATCATAAACAAAGACAACTTCTTTTTCACGTAACAGTTCCCAATCAACATCTGCACCTGCCATAGCAATTGCATTATCGATATACAAACTATCAAATGGACCTTCAGTAATATAGATGGTCTTATTGAGATCTGCTCTGTTAAGACCAAATATTTTAATCTTGGATTCGTCAAGCATGATAGTGATGTATCGCATCTTATCATCTGCTTTTAGGGATCTCCCTTGGAATCCAAACCATTCTCCGTTGGTGTCAATGAAAGGAATAATAATTCTTGGGTGGTCCTTTTTGACATCTTTGAAAGTTGGTTTTTGGGTGTTAACCCAAGTGCAGAAGTTATCTGTATAGAACAAATTCGAGAAATGATTCTCTGGAATTTGACGACCTAGAAGATAACCAACTGCAGGGTGTTCCTTATTTAGTTGTTCAATACTTTGAAGTTCTCCCTTCTTCTTGAACTTCGGTTTTTCAAATTTTGGTTTGGGAACATATGATCCTTTACCAGTTGTACCCTTCTTATATCTCTCCATGATATATTCATCATAGAGGTCTGGAGCATTGTCTTTTAGAAAATTTGGTAGCGTCCTTCCCACCCCACAGTTATGGCATTTGAATACCATGTCTGCTTTAATGTAAAAGAAATATCCCCTTGCCTTGTTCTTGTGTCTCTGAGAGTCTCCACAATACGGACAACGAAAGTTATAAAGTCCACCCTTCTTCCTAGCAAATTTTTCTAGACGACCAGATAGTAGACTGACATAATGCTCATCAACAAATTCTGACAATTTTCAGGACCACTGGGTCCCTACATTCTACTCTCTACTGGTGGTGGTGTCAATGCATTTCCAAGAAGTCTTTGCCCAATAGGGGAAATCGTAATACTAATCATTGCCAATGCCCCCGCAATGCTCCACATCTTTTTTTCCATCATCCTGAGTCTTTCATCTACAAGACGAATGTCTCTCTCACACCCTTTCTTGATTGCTTCTGTATCCTTACTGAGATCTGCATGAAGTCTATCTACTTTTTCAAATAGAATTCCATCGACTTCACTC